ATTTGGAGTACTGCATCAGGTGCTTCTTTCATGATCTCATCTATCTCTTTATTACTTAAATCCTTGAGAGTCATGTTGTATTTCTTTCTTACACCCTTTTTAAAATCGCTTTTTTTTCGTTGGATTCTCTCCATACAAGTCTCTAGTGAGTCTACTAATTTCTCTTTTTCCATAATTTCTCTTCTTTGTTTCTTGTGTAAAGATAGGAGGGTTATGACATGATTCATAACCCTCCTCTTACTTATTATGTGCCTATTTTCACTTTTCTTCTTTCTTCTTGGTTAGAAGAATTAAAGGACCAAATGTCATTGCCAAAAGCACATCATCATATTCTGTTTGTTCTGGTTTGATTTCTTTCTTGTCGAGAAAGATTAGACCTATTGCCATCCAAAGCACTGAAAGACTTACTACGATTACAAACCCCATTTCTATACTCATGATTTCAATCCTCCTCTTGTTTTTTAATAATTTGCTACTCTTTGTTTCGTATTTGCTACAAAAGTCTTATTTGATCCTTTTAAAGATTAATTTTCGTGATACTCCCAATTCAACTCTCTGATAGTCTCTTCTGACAACATAGATCCTTTTAACGTCAGACCAATATATTGATTGTTGTAATATACATACCAATTTCCTTTTTCTGTTGCCTCTACAGTTACTTTGCTCGGTCTATTATATTTTGAATTTACACCTGCCAAAGCATTCATAACTCTCTTTGCGTCGTATGGTAATCTTCTTGTCTTCATTTTATTAGCTCTTTTAATTATGACCTAAAGGTCCGACCTTTATTTCAATGGAGCAACAGATCATAGGATTTTCTACGAATTAAATTGAAAACAGTCTGACCTATCTCTATATGGACACTTATTCTCATATTCACAACCCTTACAATTGTGATTACTCTTTTCAATTGGATCTTTTAAATCCTTCTTTGTGTAGGGTTGTTTGTTTTCGTCTTCTAGTCTTGCCATAATTCTATGTTTTTAAATGTTATTAAATCTTTTCTTTTTGATCTTGAAGAAGTTCACATTTCGATCTTACTACATTCTATGAACCTTTCTAAACCTTATTTATCGTTTTGAGATTGTTTACTCTTCTCAAAAGAATCTTTGTCTTTTAATGCTCTTTTACAAGCTCTTGCTTTCATCTGAGAAGGACAATCACACTTTTCTCGATTGTACCAAATACAATAGTCGCATTGATGCATAAATTAATCCTCTTTTGTTTTCAATCCCTTTTATATATTATAATATATAAAAGGGATCTATGGAATTTAATACCAAATCTCGTTACCAACGATCAGTTTCTTTTGTTGATCAATCGTTGTCTTTGTTTCTTCGATCCGTTGAAAGAAAAACGAAGGTCCTTTAGCTCCAACGGATTTTGACTTTGGTCTATCTACGACTAGATCTTTCTTCTTTTTAACTATCACTTCCATAATATTATTTATTGTTTTATCTAAAGATCAGGTTATTGATCCTTTTTACCAAGGATCTCTTCAACTTCTTGTGTATCAAGGATTTGAATAAGTGTTTCGCAATAAAAATAAAAATCATCTACTAAATCATTGCTATTCTTTAGTGTCACTTTACCAGACACTATTTTATCAGTATTACCTGCTTTTCGTTCGTGTTTGAAAATTGCATCTGGTGAGATATAAACATTAAAATCACCATAAATATCGAATTCTGAGAATCGTACAATTTTATAATATGCGAATGTTAAATCATATGATTCTCTTAACTTTCCTATAGTCATGACTTTCTTATTGTCGAAATACCAATCTAGGGATTCTCTTAACTTTCTCAATTCTCCTTCTGTCAGACAAGGAAATGAAGTCGTATTGTTCCCTATTTTTAGACTTAGTTTCAAATCTCTGTTAGACCCTGTATCTTCTCTTTCGACAAATACTTCGATCTTTCTATCCTCTTTAATCATCTTTGTTTCCATAATATCTTATTTTTATATAGGGTGTTTTCGCACCCTATTAATTAATTATTTTACTTCGTATGTCACAAATCCAACAATTGAACTGTCGTTTCTACCATTTATCACCACTTTCTTACATTCTACTGTTAAATAATTATTGAATCCACCTTCTTTTATGCAATACGATTGCCATGGATAACGATTGAAATCTTCAATCTTTCCATTGGAATATTCAATCATTTTCTCAGCTCTTTGGTTGAGAGCTTCTAATACACCTTCTTTTGTACTGAACATTTGTGAACCAATCCAATAGATCTCATTACCTCTGATTATCACTTCTCTGTAGACTTTCATATCGCTGTTTATTTTATCAATTATTGTTTCTTTCTTTTGATGTTGTAAAGATCAGACCTTATTTTCGTCTGAGCAACTTTTTTACAAAGAAAAAGTCCAGAAATTAATTTTTCTGGACTTTTCCCAACATCAAAAATACAAAGCTACGCATTCACATGGATAGTAAGTCTAAATTTACCAAAGGCCTGTCTGATCGTCAACTTTATACTTTTTTGAGGAGAGCCTTTCGTCGTCTTTACTGTTAGAGTCTTCGTTCGAACTGCTGTTCCAGTATTTTTAGTCGTAGAAGAGGCACTAATCGTACCATTTCCAGTCCCTGTATAAGTCAACGAAATGTTTCCACCTATCGAATCTCCCCAAGCGATTGTTTTCGTAGCCATTACTATCTCCTTTCTTTTTATTCAACCGTCCAATCTGTGTTAGAAATAACTTGTGCAGAAACAGCAGTTCCTTCCCAACCTAACTCGATTGTCTCAGGAGTTACTTGTAATGTAGGATCACCAGCAGATTGTGTTAATGTACAAGTAGCTTTTTGACCACCAGCAGCAGTACAAATAATCTGTTTAGATAACGAAGTTACAGTAGTATTCGCTGGTACACTGATCGTAATAGAAAAACTGAATTGTGCATTAGCACCTGGATCTCCAGCGATTGCTACATTGTTATCTGTTTGTACAGAGTTAGCGGTATATTTCGCAGGAAGTGTTATCGCAAGAGTACTAGTACCAAGAGTAAAATTCAATTTTGAAGAGTTACTTGTTCCTGCGATTGTCACATTACCACCAGTCTTACCTGCAGATGCAGATGATTGCATCTGTATAAACTCTGGTTTACCAGCTTGATTTACAGTCTTTGGAATATCATTTACTCCTGCTGCTTTAAACGTTGCCACTCCAGTTCTTGCCGTACGTCCTGTGTGCGGAGATGCTGTACTAAAATCTACTGTTCCATTACCTGAACCAGATGTTGGGTCAATAGTCAGCCAATTTGGTTTTGCCATGATTTATAATTTTAAATTAATTATTCTACTTTCCAATCTACATTGGATCGAACTTCGACACTTACAATAGGATCGTCCATTGTGATCCAAACCGGACCTGTTGGAACAACATGTAAATAAGGTTCTTCTTTACTGTTGTCGACAGCAGGAGGAGTTCGAGATGGACCTACATAAACGTCTCCGATTTGTCCATAAACACTAGGGATTAAGGGGTTCTTTGTTTCCATCTTTCTCAATATTTGCGATAAAAATAGACAAAAAAAACCAAAATCAATGAGATTGAAACAATTAAATTTCACTAACTTCAAATAATAAAGGAAGATCGTCAAGTTTTGCAATGACACAAGGCTCTTTGTCATTGTCATTATCATTGCAATTTGCAAAGATAACACGACAACCTTCTTTAAAGATCCTAAAGGTCAAGACATGATGTTTTGTTTCAATCGCTTGAAAACGATTATCAACTCCACATTCTTGTGTCAAACGTTGATAAGAAGTCTCATTGAGGTTCAAACCAACATAAAAGATTATAATCTCTTCTCTTTTTGAAGATTCTAAGAAGTTGACAATTTTAGTCGCTTCCATTGAAGTGAAATTCTTTGTATTCACTTCATCGTTTAATGTGATACATGCACATTTACTTAGTAAGATCTTATAGATCTCATCTCTTTTTTTCTTAATTTCTTCGTTTGTCATGATTAAAAATAATTGTTGAAGATAGAGGAGCACTAAAAGCAATATTTCTTTCGTTATTGATTTGATCGTCTCGTTCTATGATAAAAAATCGATTATATTTTTCGTCGATCTCATAGTAATATGATTGATCGTAACTAAATGCAGAATGACCTTCAATTTGAACTATAATTTCAGTCCTTTTAATAATTATTCTTATCATCTTTCAATTAACTTTCTTAATACTATCTAGTTCCCAACTATCACCCTTTTTTACCCAAAGACATTCTACAGAAAAATCTTTTTTATTATTTGCAGGATCTATAGCTGCTATATATTGATAGTTCTTCATTGTCTCTGCAAAAGAATCCTTTTTAAAGAGTAAATATTCTTCTCTGCTGATTTCAACAAAGTGTGTACTTAAATTACAAAAAAGAGGAATAGAACCACATTTTTCATCAAATACACATTCACGACAACCATGGAATTTTGATTGTACTTCTTTATAGAAACAACCATTTACCTCAAAAACTTCCCCAATCATGACTTTATGATATAAATAGGTTCGACACAATCAGTACAAGTACTGGTCCAAAATCTAGGATCTATTTTCTTTCCTTTTTTCACGATAATCGCATCGTCACAATAAAGACATTTATTGATCAGATCTAATACATCTTGACCTAAGGTTTCTATTGCTTCGGTTTTATTGACTAAACCAAATTTACAAAATCCTAGTTTATAAATCTCACAATCATTAGAACATCCTATAGGATGTGGTGAGTCTAATTTCTTTAATTCATATTCCATATTCTATTGATTTTGAATGAATTTTCTTATTTTCTTTGCGTATTTCCCAGCTTTTTACATTCGTTTGTAAATTCTTTATCATATGCACCTGACATAGCTTCAAGTGTTTCTAAACACTCAACTATTTCCATCATTTCTTCTTTTGTGAATATTTGTTTCTTCATGATTTAAACCATTTACTTCTGTTAGTCTTAGCAAAAAGCCTTTTTTCGATCATCTTCATAGCTAATTCGTCATTTTTCGAAATTGGGCGTTTCCACTTGTTCTTATACTTCCACCAATCAATGAGTTCACCTATTATCTTTTCATAAGACAAGCCTTCTTTCGGTTTTAAACCTTCTTTTTGACACCTTCCAACCAACATAAGATAGAAAGCATCTTCTTGATCTTGCTCCTCTAGTAAATATTTCTTCAACATTTTCAAAATTGGAAGATATTCAAGATAATTAGGACGATCAATCCTACTATTGAGATAAAATTCAATATCATCAAGATTGAGTTGATCATAATTGATAATCGTCGGTTCATTTCTATCGAATTTAAAAAATAAACTATTCTTTCTTTCGTGACAGCCATTCCAATCAAATCTAGGCTCGTCTGGAATATATCTGATTCCTAATTGCTCTCTCTCAACTTCTATTCGTTTACCCTCTTTCCAATATGAATTATTGATAAATGTTTTGTTGACAACATATACACCTCCACTCGGATAAGATGGAAGACTGTATTCAGAATAAGACTTCAAGAATCTATCTTCATATAACTTTTCTTTAAGAGGTCTCCAACCTTCGACACTTGGGCAATAAAAAATCCTACTTCCCTCTACAATAGAAGAGTTAATCTCTTTCTTCCATTCACTGAACGACAGTCTATCAGAAGGTAGACATAGATCGTCATCATATATAAGCCTAAGAGTATCTTGAGATTGTTCGACATTATTCATGAGGTTGATCTTTTCTACCATTGGTGAAAAGATTTCAGTTCTATCTAAGAGACCTTGGATAAAGAAAACGATCCTTTGATAATAATAGGTGAGATCTTGTATTTTCTCTTTATCGAAGATATTTACCTCATCATTTTCGATCTTCATTTTATCCAAAATCTCCTGAAATTCTTTCTTTCTAGGAAAGAGTCTTTCTGGTACTGTCATTTTATCAGTATAAACCCTATATAAATTCTCTCCATTCCTCATTAGGAAGTAAGGCATTTTATTCCGTATATCAATTTCTTCCTTACGTCTATCGGCGTCATAATAGGTTTTGTTTTTTCGTCTTGGTTTGAATACTACGATTGCTTTCTTCTCTGGTATTAAGATTTCATAATGTTTATCTTTTAGAAGCCATTCATCAAATTGATCAATTTGAGTCCAATCAAGACCTTGATCATCAATAATACCAACCTCTTCGTCCATAAACAATACTTTTTGTCTCAAAGTTAAAGGTTCGTTTTCATCTGCTGTTTGACCAGCTTGCAATTGAAAGAGTTCTTCTTCGATCCCTAGATAAAGTTCTATCACACGTATAACTCTCATGATCTTTTCTACTTGTCTCATCATGATACTTAATTGATTGTCAAGTTTCCGTCTCATGATATCAAACTTCTCTTTCATTTCACACAATTGAAAATTAAGCATCTTTTGTAATTGTGTGGTCTTTGATTGTAAGATTTCGATAGAATCTTTCATAGCCAAGAGATTTTCTTTTGAGTTCATAGCTACAAGTTCAGTACTAGCTTCAAAAGAACTTGAAACCTCATAATCTTGGATACCGTTTATTTGAGCATCTAAACCTCTTTTATAAAGATCATCTAAATTTGCAATAGGGGAGTTTAATGAATAATAGTTATTTAGCTCTTTCAAACTAGAATGATAAGGATCAGTCCATTTGTTCTCTACAAATGAAACAAGTCTCTTATATGAAACTAAAAGATATTTTGTAGAAGGATCGTCTTTTCGATATTGTTTTTCCTCAATTTCTTGGATTCGAATGATCTCTTCACCTCTCTTGTCAAAGAAAAGATCTCCAACTTTGATCCCTTCTTTAACCTCTTGAAGTCTATCTCGTTTCAATTGTAGTTCCATGTGTATAATTTAATTTGACCTTTTACTATATTTTAATAACTTCCTCCAAAAGAACTCATCGTGACTCAATCTAAACACTTCTGGATTCAAGAGCAACTCTCCATCTGTAGATGTGTAGAGTTCGTCGTTTAAATAAAAGTCCACTTTACTACCAAAATGATAAAATTCCAACTTATACGTAAGGTTATTTCCACGAAGAGATTTACTCTTTTTTATAAGAGTGCATTGGCTCTTCCACCAAAGATCGTAATCTTCTTTTATATTCCAATTTGTCAACTTTGCCATGATATTGTTTCTTTAATTATACCATAAAGGTCCGACCTTTATTTCAATGGAGCAACTTTTTACAAGATTTTCTTCTTGGATAGGCAAGTTTTTCTAGTTCAGTAGTATTTATCTTTGTAGATATGTGTTTTTCAATCCTATAATAACCCCTTGATTCTCTAGAGATGAAGCCAGCACACATCAACCATCTTATTAATTTCCTGATTGTCGCCTCAGTCAACCCAACTTCCATATAGTAAAGATCAGGGATCTCAAAATGAACCCCAACCCTCTTATTCATCCAATCCCTGATGAGATCGAAAC